TACGCTGCTTGCCCAGCGTCAGGACCAACACCTACGTTCATTGAGCCGTCCGCGTTGACGGTCGATGTGCCAAGCCCAGTGGTTACGCCATAGCCCTTGAAGGCTGTGTCGTTCGTCAACTGTCCCGCTAGCTCCCCCATCTGGTTAGCAGCATCTTGACCAACACCGCGCATGTCCTCGGCTATCCCATAGCCAGCAGCTGCGCTTCCCACTCCGCTAATAATATCTAGCCATCCCATAATTAGTTCCTACCTAGTAGTGTATTCACATTGATTTCTTGTAAGCTCATAGACGCACCTTGGATTGAAGCACGTAAGCCAAGCAGTAGGTACACCCCGCTGCCTTTGGCGTTTACGTCGTAACGTAAGAAGGAGGCGTCTGACTTTCCATACTGTGCTATGCCCCACTCTGCTATGCCCCAGTAGGACGTAGTTGTTGGTTCTATACTGACAGACTTAGAGTATTCAAGCGACGAGCCAAAGCCCCAGCGAAACTCTGCAGTTGTCTCCGTGCCATCTGAAACAAGAATGTATCTAAACTTCTTTGGGAACTTGAGAGTGTTGGACTGCCCTAGTGCCAGCGGGTTAGTAGTGTATGTCATCACGTACACCCTGCCGCCATACTCTGCGTGTCCCGCATACTGCAGCAACCCTTGACTGTCGCTAGAGGCTAGTAACACTTCAGCCCCGTCTTCATCTTCAAAGGACAGCGCACGCTCAAACGTACACCCAGTCCACTGCGAAACCTTCATGCCCCCCGAACTGCTGGGTGCTCTCATCTCTAGTACGTACGCTGTGCTGTCTTCAGAGAACAAACAAACAAGCAACGCTTCTTCAGGCCAGTACGACAGCGATATGGTGCTCTGATCTGAAGTCTCTTTGATCTTGATGCTTATGTCTTTGCGTACGTTAGCGGTCAGATCACCGACAGGGATAGCCTGTTCCTGTATCGTCCTGCCCAGAGAGCGCACACCTGTGTCATCTAAGAACAGTATGTCCTGCCCCGTAGATACCACACCGTCACGGCTGATCAAGCCCAAGCGAACCACAGAGTCTGCCAAGTACAGACCACCCACTGCAGCTGGGTCACCTTGCGGATTACCGAACAGCAGGATTGAGCTACGCCCGAATACGACTAACGTATTGTTGTGCGCTACTATGTTAACAATTCTGTCCTTGCCCTGCGGCCAGTATTCAGACACGTCAATGATGCCTGCTGTGTTGGTGGGCAAAGCGCCTGCACTGCCGTCATACCACTTAGTCGGGTCTAGCAGCGAAGAGTAGAAGATGTTATTGTAGTCGCCATCTACGCCTGTAACCCACAGACGGCCATACGCAGCCGTAGCTACGTCCCCGTTGATCTCATCAGTGGCAGTAAGCGACTGTGATGCTGCGTCTATTGGTGCCTGATAGCCTGCCTCTCCGGACAGGTAAGTAGCTGCGCCAGTGCCCGTCCACAGCAGCGGTCCGTTGCCTGACGTAAACACTAAGCACTGGTCGTTGAAGAACACAATGTCTGCGTTAACCAGAGCGTCAGGGCTAGCCAGTGCTGGCGTGGCAATCTCTTCTACAGCTGAGCCATTGGCGCTAAGCTTAGCTAAGAAGTAATGTACAGCCAAGAAAGCACCCAGATCGTTGTACTCTGTGACAGACACAGTACACACAACATAGTTCTGTCCTAGAATAGCGCCGTTGCTTAGTCTATGCACCTTTGTCACCGTACTATCTACAGTGGCAGCAGGGGTGTAAGTAAGGGAGAAGGAGGACGTTTTGGTAGCAAAAGCTTTACGCGCCCCTATACGACCGAACTGGTCAATCACACAGTTAGTAGCTTCTGCCGCAAAGGAATAGTCCTGATTGATCGGGCTGTCCTCGGTGTTGATACCTTGGAAGCCCGGTGCGGTTAGCGTTATGTCTACATGTGGCTGTGCCATTATACTGTATACCAGTCATAGTCGTATTGATTGAGCGCCACATCATTAGCTATAGCGTCAGTAAGGTATTGACCAGCCAGTGAAAGGACTTCTGCGGCTGTTTGACCACCAACCTCTCCACGTTCTCTAGCGGCTAAGGCGTAAGCGTAGTACACAACAGGCTGAGCGGGTACTAATAACACATCAGCATCTGCTGCTAGATCGGGCTGCTTCTTGAACCCAGACACAGTTAGCGCCTCTGTAGAGTCTGGTGTAGGGTGGAGCTTTAGACGAATGTTATCGTTAGAGGTTCCGTTTACGGTGTAGTAGATGGGGTCGGAAGGGTTGTTGTTGTTCGCTTTCAAGTACGACATGTACTTGTTGTTTGCCTCCTTCAGCGCTACTCCATTCGCTCTGTATATACTTTCTATTCTAGCATATTTTCCAAGGTTTGTCAAGACCACATACTCCGATGGGGGTATAGTGTTAAACGCCTCTTCAAACCGCAGCATGTTCCAGCTATGTGCATCCTCAACCAAGCGCTTAGCGTCGTTAACGTAGTCGATAACCAGCTCTGCTACCACATCAGACGCAGCAGTAACACTACCTACGGTATCCTCCCGCATCAAACGAAGCACTTTGTTTACTATTTCTAGGTAAGTCATGAGAGCATCCCTCTTCCTTGCTTGATATAATCTACGTAAGGCGCTAGAGCCTTCTTCTGGTACGGAGTGAGTGTGCTGTATGCAAACAGCTCAGACCACCTTGGTTGGAAGTTGCCGCCACCGGACAGCATACCGCCGTCCTTGCCGTCCTTACCATCAATGCCGTCCTCTCCGTCTCCTCCTTTCTCTCCGTCCTTTCCGTCCTCTCCTTTCTCTCCGTCCTTTCCGTCCTCTCCTTTCTCCCCATCAATACCGTTGGTGCCGTTAATACCATCAACACCGTTGGTGCCGTTAATACCATCAACACCGTTGGTGCCGTTAATGCCATCAACACCGTTGGTGCCGTTAATGCCATCAACACCATTGGTGCCGTTAATACCGTTGGTGCCGTTAACACCATCAATACCGTTAACACCGTTATTTCCCGGAGGCCCTTGAATAACCGTACTGTTATTGTCGTCTACAACCGTATTGTTATCGTCTACAACCGTAGCATCATCGTCTACAACCGTATTGTTATCGTCTACAATCGTAGCATCATCGTCTACAACCGTATTGTTATCGTCTACAATCGTAGCATCGTCGTCTACAACCGTAGCATCATCGTCTACAACCGTACTGTTATTGTCGTCTACTACAGCACCACCAGCTGCGGGAACAGTACCGCCCGCACTAACAATAGCTTCAGCCAACGCATCAGCTGCTGCCGCGTCGCCTCGCCGTACTGCCTCTACGTATTGCGTCTGCAGGTCAGCCAGTGTTGGCGTACCTGTTTCCGTAATGCCTGTCTCTTTAGCCCCCGTTTCAACAACCGCATCAGTAGCACCACCTGTCGCTGGAACAGTACCACCCGCATTAGTGATAGCTTCGGCCAACGCAGCAGCTGCTACCGCGTCGCCTAGCTGTATTGCCTCTACGTATTGCGTCTGCAGATCAGCCAGTGTTGGCTGTGTTGTAGTCGTAGAACCTCCGGTTACAGTTGTGTTTTCGGTATTAACAGTTGTCGTATTGCTTTCGCTTTCGCTTATGTCGTCGTCATCGATCTCAACCACAGGTTCTTTTTCTTGCTCTTGGAAAGGAGAGTCGTTTATGTCGTATACATCCTCAGCTTCGGTGTCATTGAAGATAGTCTCAGATGTTTCCTTTGCGTTTTCAATGTAATCATTTACTGAAGAGCCGTCTGTTATGTTCCAAATGCCGTCTTCAGTTGTAGCCCCAGAAACAATAACTACATTGTCACTACTTACGTTCACGCCAAAGCCTTGGTCGGCCATGTACTGCTCAAACTCTTCGACAGAATCAAACCTATTCATTAGCGAGGAAAGCTCATCTTTAGTAAGAGAGAGCTGCCCGTCCTGTCCTCGCTGAGTAAACATATCATCTACGAGCTGAGGCCCGGTTAGCTTGTCGTATTCCTCTTTAGTTATGTCGCCTAGAAAAGACTCGCTTGCGCCGCTTGTGTCTCCAGTCATTACCGCATTGAGGTATTCCTCTTTGGTCGCTCCTACGTATTCTCCGTTCGGGTCTACCCATAGCCCTTCCTCGTACTTGGCAAGGATCTGCCCATCAGAGCCATAGAGTATTCCATTTTCTTGATCGAGGATTTCGCCAGCGGCTGTGCGCTTACCTGCATAGGTGTACTCGTTGCCGTCAGCGTCTCTGTATATTCCTCCGTCTCCATAGCTCAAGTCAACGTCTGACTGATTGACTAAGCGTCCATTGCTATCAATGTAATAGCGATCACCTGCCTTACCAAAGTCAACAACAGGCTTGTACTCTCCGGTAGCCTCCACGAACTCTAAGTCGTTAGCGTTGAGTATGCCATCACCATCTACGTCTAGGTCCGCCATGGTGCCAACGGTTTCCCCGTCATAGTTGAATACGTCACCGTCAGCGTTGATCATAAGACCTTCGCCTACTGTGGTGTAGTTGGGGTTCAGGAACGGGTCCTTGATGTCGGCGTTAGCGAACTCATTCATAAGCTCTTCGTCTTGTGATAAGAACTCAGCGAACTCATCCTGCTCCATCCCGACCGACTCTCTGAGTTCTGACATAGCTTGCTCAAGAGACATGCCTTTCATGT